CCGCTCTGGCGAGCGGGTCCCGCGCGCGCGAGGCGAAAAGCAAAATAAAAACAAGAAGTTACCCATTTCTGCCGATTGGGAGCCCTCGAAACAGGACCGCGATTACGCCGAAGCGGAGGGCCTCGACGCCGCGCAGATCGGGCGGGAAACCGCCGCTTTCGTCGACTGGAACCGCTCGAAGGGCACGCGCTCGGCCGACTGGTCGGCGTCGTGGCGCGGCTGGGTGCGGAGCGCCATCCGCCTCGAGGCGCAGGCGCGCGGCCCTCCAGGAGCTCGCAAGTCAACCCACACCCTGACCCCAACGGAGGAGGCCCTCGATGCCCTCGCACGAATTGGCAAACGCGCCGAAGCGCGGAAGGCCGCCGGCCAGAGCGGCGGAAATCGCCCGCCTGGAAAAGACCCTTGAGCCGGCCGGCGAGGAGATCATCGCCAACCGCCTCGGCCCGCTGATCGCCGCCTTCCCGGCGCGCGACGGCGGCGGCGCCATCGATCTCCGGATGCAGTGCTACGTGATGGCGCTCGCGCCCTACTCGGTCGAGACGCTGTCGCAGGCGACGATGCTGGTGATCGAGGGCCTCGCCGCCGACGTCGATCCGACGTGGATGCCCTCGCCGGCCGAGCTGGCCCGCCTGTGCCGGACGATCGACCGGCCGAGGCGCGAGCAGCTCGTCCGGCTGCAGCGCGAGATCGAGCAGATCGCCAAGCGCGAGGAGGGGCCGACGCGGACGCCGTCGCCGACGCGGGTTGCCGGGCCGCCTAGTGGCGTGGGCCTGCCGGACGACGGCAATTCGGGGCGCGAGGTGCGAACCGTGCTCGACCGGGAGACGGGCGCGCCGATGCGGGTCGACGGCGAGACGGGGGAGATCCTCGACGGGTAATCCACAGGGGGTGAATTGACACGGCGGCCATTCGGGATTTCTATTCCCGGCGTGACGGGGCGCGCCCTGCTTCGAGCATCAACCCTCCGTGGGGGATGACATGCGTTACGCCAAAGTGGATCACAGCACGGGCCAGATCGCCGAGATCCTCGACGAGGGCGCACGCCAGCCTGCCGAGGATGACCGGCACCGGATCGTGCAGGTGGGCGACAGCGCCAAGGTCGGCGACCAGGCTCCCGGCGAAGGTCAGGGCGGACGCCCGGCCACGCCGCCGGGTCAGGAGGGCGAGCAGCCCGGCAATCGCCCCGACACGCCTCCGGGTCAGGAGAAGCCGCGCGTCGAGCCGCGCTAACGGATCAGGTAAGGGTGCAACCGTTTCGCTCGCCGCCAATTGGTTCTAGGCTCCCTCGTGTCGCCCCCTACGGAGCGACTTCCCAGAACTCAAAGCCGGTTTGAGACATCCGCCCTCCCCCCTCGAATGGCACATCAAGGTCCGGGCCGGCTTCCCTTTCGATCACCAGCCTCTTGATTTCCCAGTAAGTTTGCAGGATTTTGCGCAGCCATGACGGAGGGGTCGTGGATCGTCGCCGCTTTTGCGCCCCGCTCGCACGGGCGCATCCTCGATTGGCTCGATGAGGCCGGCGTCGACGTCTTCCTCCCGCTGGTCAGGCGCCGCGCCAGGATCCGCCGCCGCCACGTCGACATCCTCGCCCCGCTTTTCCCCAACTATCTGTTCGCTAGGCTCAAGGACTCAACCGCCCTCTACCGCTCCCCCGGCATCATTCGCGTCCTCGACAACGGCCAGGGAACCCCTGCCATCCTCCCCGCCACCGAGGTCGACTTCATCCGCTCCCGCTGCAACTCCAAGGGCATCTATACCGGAAGGCGCTTCAGCCCCGGCGATCCGATCAGCGTGATCGCCGGCTGGCTTTCCGGCTTCACCGGCATCTATGCCGGCGACGACCACATCCTCGTCGAGGCCTTCGGCCGCCAGACCGACGTCCGGATCGACGAGGCACTGCTCACAGGCGTGACTGCCGGATAAGTCCGCACCCCGAGGCGGCCCCGACCAGCATGCCCCGCTGCCCCCTGCGCAGCGATCGGGAGAGCTATGGCCGAACGTCCCGGACCCCGACAGCGCGGCTATAGCCGCACCTGGCAGCTCGCCGCCCTCGAGTTCCTCGCCGAGCATCCCTTCTGCGCCTGCGGCTGTGGCCGCCGGGCCGACATGGTCGATCACATCGTCCCCCACCGGGGACGCCGGGACCTCTTCTGGAGCCGCGCGAACTGGCAGGCGCTCGCGAGCTCCCCCTGCCACGCCCGCGCCAAGCAGCGCGCCGAGAATCGCGGCGGCAAGCCCGTCGTCATCGGCTGCGCCCCCGACGGCACCCCGCTCGACCCCAACCACCCCTGGAACCGGGCGTCCAACCTCCGCTGACACCGCCCGGTTTACTCGCGGCGAAAATGCAAGCCCGGAGCGGTCCTGCCCCCGACTTCCTAGTAATTTTCTGGACTACCCCCCCGGTGCCGACCGTCAGGCGGCAATCAGCACATAGAGCGCCGGCCTCGCGATTGGAGTCGCCGTAGCACCTCGCACCCGCGCCAGGATGCCCCGCCGAGCCGCTGGGAAGCCCGTGGAGCGCGTTCGGCGCCTCGCCCGGTCCTGGACAGCGGCGGCGGCCTCGCGCCGCTCCACGGGGCACTTGCGCCCGCGGCGTGCGTATGTTTCCCTTGGGCGTTCTCCTCCCCGTCCCGGCCCCATTGCCCTAGTAGATTTATGGGATGCCCCCCGGCGATGTCGTAATGGCGGACGGGATAGACCGCCGTCACGATGCCGCTCAGTGGATGATACCGATGCCAGACCTTGACCTTGATGCGGTCGCCGAGCGCGGGGGCGGTATCCATCGGTCAGGCCCCCTTTTCCACGGTGCCTGTTTCCACGAGGCCGGCATCGGCCGCCGCCATAAAGGCGCACTCGTAGGGATCGCTCGCCGTCGCGAACAGGGCGGCCATGTCGGCGTCATAGTCGGCAACCTGATCCGGCGTCATCGCAGGCGCATAGTCCGCGCCGCGCGTGTCGGGATGGAACCCAAGCCCGATCTGCGCCACCCATTTGGCGCAGATGGCGTGCGGATCGACAACGGTCGGGGTTTCCACGGGGTCGCGCCAGCGGTCGATCACCTGCAGGTCGCGGTCAGGATCGTCGCCCCATTCGGGCATGAACTGCAGGCAATTCTTCCACTCGTTCAGCCAGTCGAAATGCCGATCCATGCTGATCAGCATGGCGCGGACGCCCGCATCTCCCATGTCGACGATGGTGCCGGTTTCGCCGGCCGGCACGATGCCGTTGAGGAAACGGTCGACCGGAACGGTCAGGCGCACGCGTTGACCAAGCTTCAAGGTAGGCATGTCTTTTCTCTCCTAAGCGAACCGATGGCGGTTGAAGACCGCTGGCAGGCCAACAAGCGCCGCCGCGAAGAGGACGAGGCTGATTTCGATCGGGCGGAAATTGATACGACGCCAACGTGAAGGTGCGGGTATCATGGAAACAGGCATCGTGGAAACAGGAGGAAGCATGCACGCCTATGCGCTCTATGCCTTGAAGCATCCCGTCTACGATCCGCTGACCATCCCGCGAGGCGATTACTATTGGCGCGTCGGCTATCGCAGTTTCGCCCTCACGGTGAACATCGGCATGGAATGAGCGCGCTATGCCGGCGGGCGACCCTTGTGGCAGATCAGCGTGTCGCTGTGGGGCCGCAATCGCCAGCCGGTGCCGGTACTCCGTTGGAGCCCAGCGCAGCGCGCTGATGTGCTGGCAGCTCGTGATCAGGTGATGCGCGGGCTGGGCACGGACGAGGCGTTTTACGAGGAAAGCATGGTCGATGTGCTCGGCCCTGCCGCCATCACCTGCAACTGGCGCAAGCCGCTGCGCCTCGACGAGATCACGCGTCTCGCGCCGACGCCGGACGTGAGGGCGCGCCCCGGGCGGCCGTAACATTTCGGTCCCGTGAATTCACCATCCGTGGAAACAGGGCGAGGGGTATCGTAGAAACAGGAACCCCTCGGCCCTGCGTGATGGACCCATGCCCCGACCCAGCCTGCGCTCTTTGCCCTCCTCCTCCCGCGGCGACATCGAGGAGCCGTGCTGGGCGGACCTGATCCCCGACCAGGACGACGGGGAGAGCAACGAGAACTGGCGCAGGATGGCGCACGAGGAGTGGGGGCGGGTGCTCTCCTGCCTGCAGGCTGCCGGGACGCTCGGGCGCGAGGACCGCCACCAGCTGCAGCGGCTGGTCATCGCCTATGTCCGCTACAATCGGGCCGCCTCGAAACTGTTCGCGACCGGCGAGACGCGCGGCAAGTGGCAGTTCGAGCTGCGGGCGGCCGACACCGACGCCCGCGCCGCCGAGGTGGAGCTCGGCATGCCGCCGAGGCGGCGCTCGCAGGCTGTCCGATCCCGCAGCACGGAGAAGCAGGCGCAATCGGCCCATGGCGCGAGCCGCTACCTCACGGTCTGATCCGACCACCCGCTTTGCCCGCGACGTGGTGGCGGGCAAGGTTGTCGCGGGGGATCTGATGCGGCGCGCCTGCCGGCGGCACCTGGACGACCTCGAGACGGGGCACGAGCGCGGCCTGGTCTGGCGTCCCGACAAGGCGCGGCATGCGCTGGAATTCTTCCCGTCCGTGCTGTCGGTGACGGCGGGCGCGATGGCGGGGAAGCCGTTCGAGCTGCCGAGCTATACGGCCTTCGTGGTGGGGAGCCTGTTCGGCTGGCATCGTGGAAACAGGGACCGTGGGAACGGGCCGGAACTGCGCCGCTTCCGCACGGCGTGGATCGAGACCGGCAAGGGGCAGATCAAGGCCTTGGCGCTCGATACGCCGATTGCCACGCCATCCGGCTGGACAACCATGGGCGAACTGAAAGCCGGCGATCAGGTCTTCGACGAGCGCGGCGTCCCCTGCAATGTCATCGGAGCGCATGAGATCCGCGACGATGGCGAATGTTATGCCGTTCGTTTGGACGATGGTTCCGAAATCACTGCGGAGGCTGGGCATCTCTGGCAAACAGAGATGCGCAAGTCAGGCTCGGCAGATCATGGAGCAGCCACGCGTGGTGTTCCCCTGGCAGAGCGGGGCGGCTGGCGGAACGGCCTGCATACGACTGCCGAGATCGCAGCCACCCTTAGATACAAGAATGGAAATTACCAATCCATCAACCATAGCATTCCTCTGACCGGACCTCTCGATTTGCCATCGGCCGATCTGCCGGCACCGCCTTATGTTCTCGGCTGCTGGCTGGGAGATGGAGACAGTGACACGTTACGGATCACCGTTGGCGATCACGATCACGAAATCCTGCGTCACTTGCAGGACGAGCGCATTCGCGTTGGCGAGCGTCGTGGCGGCCATCAGCACGCCGGACGGTATCAACTCAGTTGGCCGAACGACTACAGCGGTCAGCGCACAGGATCGCTGGCAAGCAGATTCCGATCGCTGAACGTCATTGGCAACAAGCACATTCCGGCGATCTATCTGCGGGCTTCGCGCGATCAGCGCCTTGCTCTTCTCCAAGGTCTCATGGATACGGATGGAACCATTGCCCATGATGGTCAGTGCGCAATCTCATCGAAATGGCTGCGGCTGGCTGAGAACATCCGTGATCTGGCGATCTCGCTCGGTCTCAAGGCAACTCTGAATTCTGGCGCCTCGAAAATCTCCGGCCGATATGTCGGCCTGTACCATCGAGTTGTATTTTACGCCCCCGAGACACTCCCTGTCTTCCGGCTGAAGCGAAAGGTCGTGAGGCAGGCATCGAGGCACGATCGCCGTCGATTGTCGGGCGATCACCGCATCGTCGCCTGCGAGCGTGTGCCGACCGTCCCTGTTCGCTGCATATCTGTGGACTCGCCGTCGCAGATGTTTCTCGCCGGACGCTCGCTGGTGCCAACGCACAACAGCCCGCTGCTCGCCGCCCTCGGGCTTTACCTGATCGGCTTCTGCGACATCCCGCGCGCCGAGGCCTACGCCATCGCCAAGGATCGCTTTCAGGCGAACGTGCTCTTCCAGGACGCCGTGGCGATGTGTCGGGCGCCCATCCCGGGCGAGCGCACCAGCCTCGAGGACCGGGGGGTCATCGTGATCCGGGGCTTCGGCAACAACGCGTGGCGACTGGAGCACATCGCGTCAGGGTCGAAGTTTCAGGCGCTGGCCGGCGACGAGGCGGTGGCCGGACCGCGCCCCGTCTACGTGGCGGCCGACGAAATCCACGAGTGGAAATCGGGCAAGCCGCTGGAGGACTGGAAGGCGGCGCTCGCCAAGATGCCGGGCGATTCGCTGCTCGCCATGGGGACCAACACGCCGGCCGCCGACCAGGTGCTCGGCACCGACCTGTCCGAGCACTACCAGAGAATCCTGCGCGGCGAGTTCGCCGAGGATGCGAGCTTCGTACTGATCGCGCGCACCGATCCCGACGACGACCCGATGAACGACGAGACGTGCTGGCCGAAGGCGCTGCCCTGCCTCGGCCTCACCTATCCGATCGAGAATGTGCGCGATCGCGTGGTCGCCTCGCGGAACCGGGTTGCCGACGCGCTCGCCACCAAGCGCTTGTATTTCGGAATCCCGGTCGGGACCTCGGAATACTGGATCGACCTCGACGCGTGGGAGGCGGTGCAGGGCCGCGTCGACTGGCAGGCGATGCGCGGCTACCCCTGCTTCCTCGGCATGGACCTGGCGCTGAAAAACGACCTGACGGCGCTCGCCGCGTGCTGGCAGATCGACGACGACCGGCTGGCGGTGGCGGTGCTCTACTGGAAGCCGCGCGATGGCGACGGCGGGCTGGTGGCGGCCTCCCGCACCGACGGCGCGAGCTACGTCGACTGGGCGGAGCAGGGGCTGATCACCGCCATCCCCGGCCGCAGCATCGAATACGAGTTCGTGGCCGCCGAGGTGGAGCGCGTGGTGGCCACGCAGGACGTCGTGATGATGGCCTTCGACCCGGCGCATTCCGGCGAGTTCCGCAAGGCCTGCGACCGCATCGGCTTCCAGACCTGGGTCTATGACGAGAAGGAGACGAGCGGCACCGGGCTCCAGATGAGAATTCATGGGCAGGGCAAATATGGCATGAATTCCAAGAACATCCTCTGGATGCCGCGCTCGCTGCAGATCCTCGAGGACAAGATCCTCGCCGGCGAGATCGTCATCGATGAGAACCCGGTGACCAAGTGGTGCTCGGGCAACGCGGCCGTCGAGCCGGACGCGCAGGGCAATCGGTGGTTCAGTAAAAAGCGGTCGCGCGGGCGCATCGACGGGCTGTCCGCGATGGCCATGGCGGTCGGCGCCGCCACGCATGTCGACACGAGCCCGAAGCTCGAACTCGCCGCGATGATCTTCTGATCTTCTGAAGGAGAGGCGTCATGCCTGAACTCCAGTACCGGGTCGGGCCTCCCGACCGGGTCGGGATGGATTTCGTCATCTCGACCGGCACGCGGGACAGCCACGGCACCCGCATCAACCCGGGCGGCTGGGTGCTGACCCGCTTCCTGACCAATCCGGTGGCGCTGGCCGCGCATGGGCGCGACAGCTCGCTGCCGATCGGCTCGTGGGAGGACATGCGGGTGGAGGGCGGCCGGCTGGTCGGCCGGCTGAAGCTTGCCGCGCAGGGCACGAGCACCCGCATCGACGAGATCCGCAGCCTGATGGAGCAGG